CCCGTCAGGGAAACGTATGTGCAGGGCATCCGCCGACGCAGACGGCGGAGGGTTATCGCCGGAATAAATCCCCGGCAGAACGAACGCCGTGTCGAGTTCACCGCCCACGGCCAGAATCAGCACCTGTTCCCCCACGGAAGGTGCCCACCATGTGCGTGAACGTCCGGCACGATGGGTCAGCCACTGAAGCCAGTCGGTGCACATGCCGCCGGTCTGCACACGGCAGCGACCGGCGTTAAGGTCGGTTTCGACGATAATGCCGGTGCGAATCATGTTGCGCAGTGCGCGCGCGAGTTCCTGAATATTTGCGAGAGTGTTCATGCATGTGAGATTGCACAATATATAAAAGTTATGCTATCTGGATTCATTTGTAGAACTACCAGACAACATTCAAGGAGAGCGTAATGGTCAGCTATAATGTGACTAATGTGTGGGGGCTAATCGTTTTTTTCCTTTGTAGCTTTGCAGTATTAGCATTTTTTAGCTTTGGTAAAAGTAACCTTATGAGGCTTATTGCACATTATCTCAATTTTGGATATTCAGACAAAAAATTAAAAAGACTTGACCGCGAGTGGCGCGACATTCAACTATTTAAAATAATTAACGGAATCAATGTATCAGGCATTGAAAATGTGAGAATGATACAGCAGGGACTGATTGATGGAAAACTAAAAACATCGTATTTTTTCCTTACTCGCATCTGGGGTGACATAACAAAACCACCACACGTAATTAAAACAATAATTGTAATTCTGGCCAGTATTTTTTACATTCTCCTCGCATGTTACATACACAACGAACAATCCGTTATAGTAAGGGATGCCATAGGCATACCATATAAAAACATGATGTACTATGTTTATAGTGACAAAGTTCTTTTATCCTTCAAAAATAAAGCAGTTGAATTTAATAAAACTTATAGCCTTGCCGATTGCAAGAGACTGCAAAACGTATTTATAAAAGACACACTTCCTGAGATCGCCTGCAATAAGCTCTTACAGTTAAACGAGGAGGACTCCGAATGGTTAAGCCAGGAGATTAAAGACAATAACAGTCACAAAAAAGCATTATTAATACTATCCCTCGTCTATTTCACTTCAGGTCTGGTTATATTCCTGTCATATACAAAATTCTTTTACGCCAATAAGAAGGTTTTAGAATACAAAGCATCAAATAAAAATCACTCATAAACCTCTAAACATTGAGCGACCAGCATGGCCGCTCAATGTTTAATTGCGCATCAGCCTCTGCCTGGATAAAACTAACGCTCAAGGTGAGCCAGGATAATCTCTTCAATCATCTGCACATCCTCACCGGTAAAGCCAAGCAGAGGACGCGCCGGATAATCAATTTTCTTACCGTCTTTCCGGGTTTCTTCCGACAGACCGAACTGATGCACACTGGCGATTTTCGGTGACTTCCCGCCGTAAAACTCCATTGATGCCTGTTCAGGGCTGGCGCGGATATGCAAAAAACGACTGGTGATAAGTTTCGCAAACATTTTTCGCTTAACGCGACCGGTCTTTTTTCTGGCGCTCTGCTGCTGGCGTGGTGCGTAGGGTGTGCCGTCCGGGGCTTTCTGTGCCATCACCCGACGCTGCTGACTCTGCCGCAGACGTTTCGCCAGTTCTGCACTCAGTCGCCGACGCCCAGACGGTGACAGCGATTCAATCAGTCCGGTCAGCCGGTCTTCAAAACGCTTAAACTCATTCATCCCACTTGCTCACCAGTTCACCATTGATATAAAGCTCCATCGGGCGATTGACTGGCTCCGGCGGCGGAGGTTCCGGGATATTCTTCACATGCAGCGCACCGTCAACCTCACTGACCAGCGTTCGCTCGGTCAGCATCAGGCTGATGCTGATATCAAAGCTGCTGTCATTGTTGATGTCTGCATAAAACGTGAAACCTTTTTTCTGACCTTCGTCGGTGGTCATGATGTCGGGCTGATTTTCCCGCAGCCACGCCAGCACCGGCACGATGAGCAGGTCAAAATCACCGGTAAAGTCGGTCACAATCACATTGAGCGTGTAACGCTTTTCGAACGACAGCGACGTCGCCAGCGTGGAGGCAATACTCCCGTTATCCACGAATATCCGCAGCATCTCTGGACTGGTTTTCAGCACCGTGACGGCATCAGTCAGCGCCCTGCGCAGGCTGTCGGGTTTGAGCATCGTTTTCGTCCTGACAGTGTTTAATCATTTTTACCTGGCTGGCACAACGTGCCAGCGCGTTCTCAAGCTGCCGGATATCGGCACTTAAATCGCCGTTCGTCTCCGGGTCACTGCCCGGCATCGGGCAAAGGCTCACTTTCGGGCAGGCGTTGGCGACAATCACTGGCGTCGGTGCAGGCGGGGCGCTGGTGCAACCGGCGCACAGCATCAGGCAGGTCAGCACCATACCAGCGGCGAAAATCTTCGTTTTCATTAAGTAACCTCGTGATGGTTTTCTCGCGCTGTGCTTCACGCTTCGCGGCGTTCTCCAGTTCCTGACGCAGTGCCACCTGCGCCAGCTCGTTTTTGTCTGCCCTGGTGATGGCAACATGAAGCTGATTTTTCAGCATGGTGATGGTCGTCTGCTGTTCACTGGCGACGTTATTCGCCCTGTCCAGCGAGGCGCGCAGGCTGGCATTTTTGTGTTTCACCAGAAACAGACCGGTCACCGCCAGCGATAACAACACGACCAGCACAATCATCAGCTTTGACATAGTTCCCGCCCCTCAAAACGCTGACGGCAGGCCGTACGTATCAGCCGGAAGAACACCGATACCACGAGATAAATCAGCGCGGTAAAAATCCACCCGGCAGCGACCAGCGAGATAAACGTCGCCACCATCACCACCAGAGCCGCCGCCCGTCTGCGCCACGGCACCGGCTGCAAAAACAGCGACGTGACGATCTTCACGGCCAGCGATTCCGGCGGCAGCTCCCGCCCGTAGCGTTCCAGCACATACTCCGTGGCATACACGCCGACACCACCGGCAACCACACAGATAACCGTCGCCAGAATCGCCCATGCAGCGACAAAACTGACGGCCACGCTCTGCGGGTAAATCAGGGACAGTGCCAGCATCAGCGCCAGCGACACGTTCAGCATCAGTGAAAGGGATAATTTCTTCATGGTGTTTACTCCGTTTAAGCCGGTACGCCGCCAGCGGTACGCCAGACGGTGACCAGTTTTTCCAGTGAATGCTCACGCTGACCGTAACCGGCACCCGGCAGGGACGCCCAGATATTGCGACAGCGTAAAATGGCGCGCTCAATGCGTCCCGCCCGGATGTCATCCAGTGCACCGCGTTCGCGGATCAACTGAATGGCGAGCCTGTCCTGTGACAACGGACTGAAATCCGGCAGGGCAAGCTGTTTGCGGTAGTGCGGCCAGAACAGGTAAAGCTGCTGATAGCGACCGGAGGCCGTGGATTTTTCACCGCGACGGTTAAACACCTTCGCCGGTCGGCCATGCGCGAACGGGTGGTCACTGTAGTCGGTGAAAATTTCCGGCTTCCCGTCCAGTCCGGTGACTATCACGTCATAGCCCCGGTTTTTCGTCAGCGGATGATTCGCCGTCCCTTCGGACACCGCCAGCATGTCGAGAAAGGCAGCGATATTCTGATGCGTGTTAATTACCGGCATTACGGTTTCCCCCTGCCCTTAAAGCGGCGCTGAATGGCAATCTCAATCACCTGATAACCGGCGATACCCAGCATGGAGCCGATGCCGCACACCGCAGGCAGTGACAGGTCAGGAAACTGCACCAGAACAACACCGGCAACCATCGAGACAAAACCACCGAGCAACATGCGCCCGATAAACAGACGCGGGGTGATGGGTTCACCACCGGCAAGCACCTTGCCGACAACAATCAGCACCCCAATCATGAAAAGCGACAGGACGCTTTTTTCTTCTGCTGTCATGCGTTACTCCCACAGATTGACAGTTTCAGCCACGGGCGCGGTCTGAACGTCGGGCAGTTCGACGGCGGTGCCGTGTGGCAGCACCGCACCCAGTTCAGCCAGTCCCGGATTTGCGGCGAGCACGGTCTCAACCACGCCCTCAGTGCGCCCGTAATACCGGACACAAATGGCGTCGAGCGTGTCGCCCTGTAGCGCAAAGGTCTTCATCAGATTTGACTCACGATGCAGCGCGGCTTGTCCTGGATGCGCGCCACTGCCCAGCGCATATCCCGCCACAGTTCATCAATGGTGCTGTCAATGCTGTCGGCCTTCTTGTCGCCTTTCGCACTGGCATCCACGCCGCGATAACGCTCATAAAGCGACGCGGTCGCCATCGCACACACGGCGCGCTCGTAGTAAAAAACTTTGATGCTTTCACCGTCGATGTCGTCCGCCGGGACGTCAGCCAGACGCGAAAAACCGGCAGCAATTTTCTGTTCGCGGTACTCGTACAGCTCCGCATTCGTCTCCGCCATGCCTGACTTGACGGCCTCACGCAGACGGGCGGGGGCGACAGTCTGCTCAAGGCGCATACGTTCCCGGACGCGCTTCGGGTCGATATCGGGAAAAAAGAACGTGTTTTTAATCACCGGCTCGTCGCCTGCCGGTTGCGGGATGACCACCGTACCCTCACCGGACACGGGAGCCTCCTTTCGCGGAATAATCAGCGTCATCATGACTACCTCTGAAAAGTCGGGCGGTGGACGCCGGTGCAGTGTCAGGTGATTCACCCTCACTGACCGGCGTGCCGCCCTGGCGCGGGGCGCATTCGGTTGTTAACTGGCTTTCTTTTTCGGGCGTCCACGTTTTGCCGGTGTCGCACTCCGGGTCTTACGCGGGGCGCGGGTGGCCGCTTTTGGCTGTGGCTCCGGCTTCGGTTTCAGCTCCCGCTCCAGTCGTTCAATCTCTTTTTTGACGCCTGCCTGACAGTCGAGCTGTGTCGCACGTTGCAGGTGCGCCAGCGCACCGGCGGCATCACCAGCGTCACGCAGAAACAGACCGGTGATTTTGTGCAGCTTTGCGCGCACTTCATCAGGCATGTCTGCCGTGGCGGTCAGTTCAAGGGTGTCCGTCAGCAGGCGGGTATCCACAGACTCACCGGCAGCGTGAGCGCGCATGGCCGCGAGCGCCACCTCCTCGGTGAACATGTACGGCGGGGTGCGGCGGTGTTTACCCGGCATGGTCAGACCGTACTTCAGGGCATAACGGGCAATCTCCAGCGCACCGGCAATATCGCCGGTATCCAGACGCCACAGCATGACCGTCATCAGAATGTCATCCTGTGCACCTTTGCCCTGCTCCAGCACGCCGTTCACCCACGGCAACCAGAACGGCAGCAGTTCGCGCTTTTTCGCGGCCTTAAGCTCTTTTGAATAAATCGCTTTCAGTGTGCGCTGGTCTGCGGCCAGCTTGACCAGCATCTGCTCATAGACAGTTGCATGTCGCAGCGGGGCGGCTTCCCGCTGCGCGGTCATCGCTGCCGAGACCCGCATCATGTGGCGCTGTGCGGGACTCGTCATCGGTTACGCTCCCGGCTCTGCGGTCGCCTTAGCCGGTGTGGAGAAATCACCGACCTTAATTTTTTCCACCAGACAACCGGCGGCGTAGTCCTCCACCACGTAATCAATGTTCATTGACTCGTAGTTCTCCACGCGGTCGAGTTTCGGGTTTTCCTCAATCACGCGGCGATGGCTGTCATCCATGTAGTAGATGGACAGGTTTTCCAGCTTCGTGATGAGCATTGCATCCGCCGGGAAGTACGGGACGCGTACCGCTGGCAGGTTGCCGATGCGTTTCTGGCTGATGATGACGTCAGCGGCCAGCGTTTCGCTGTTGTCCTGCTCCTTGTTGACGATGGGAAAATACTTGTCCGCCAGTAGCTGACGTCCCACAATCACCACAAGGTCAGGGTCTTCCTGATACCACGGCTCAATCAGGTTGTTGGTCGCATCCATCACCAGTGCATCAAGGCTGGCATAATCACCGCCCTTACCCACGCGGATAACCTCAGAGGTGGTGCGGCCTTCCTCGTCAGTGACCTTGCTCATCACGCGCGCCGGGGCTTCATTGCGGTATTTCTGCAGCCAGCCGACCGCCACATCCTGCAGCATCGGATTACTGTTGCGGTCAGAGGTTTCGGCACGCTTCACGCCGTTAAAACCGGCCATGATGAAATCAAGGGACTGGCGTTTGATAATGGCGTTACGGACACGGAGCTGGAAATCCTGATAACGCGCCCACAGGTCCAGCGTTTTGTAGCGGATATAAAAATCGAAGTTAATCTGGTCGCATTCGTACTTGTTTGACGCCAGCTTCGAGAAGTCCTTCGGCTGACGCTCGGTGCCACCGGCGGTATCGGTGGTGCTGGCGATGGAGCCGGTGACACCGATGCCAATTTTTTCCCCTTTCATTTCGCTGACCGGCACAATGTTGATGCGGGTCAGGAAATCAGAGGACTCCTGCATGGTGTTCATCAGGGTCTGGGTGACCGAAGGTTCAACGGTGAATTTTTTCGACACATCACCGGCGTCGATGCCGTTCAGTTCGGCAACACGGGACAGGTAGGCATTAAATTTAAAGCGGGTTTCCTGGCGCATAGTTATTCCTGAAATTAAGGGTTAATCGTGAAGGTTTTCCCGGACTGCCCCCGGTCAGCAGTTCGTCATCAGGGCGTCACCGCCACCGCCGGTGGCCTTGCTGCGGCGCTGCTGGGTCAGACTTTCGGTGTGGTCGAGACTGTTTTTCAGGCGGCTGAATGCCTGACTGGTTTCATCCGCCCTGTCAGTCACCTCCTGCTTAAGAGCGGAAAAGGCAGTTTCCATCTCAGCGAGGCGCTGCTCAGTGGCGCTCAGTTTTTCCTGCACATGTTCAGCAACAGCGGTCACCGCTTCATGCACGTCATTCAGACGGGCGTCATCGCTGGCCTGTTTGCGGCCAAAAATGGATTTCACCTTTTCGGTCAGGGCGGTGAACACGGTTTCAGGCAGGTCTTCAAATTCCAGCTCAACGGGCGTTGCCACTGAAATCAGGTTTTCAGGGCTTAATTTGAAGCGGTTCAGGGGGTTGTGTTTTGCCGTGCGGCAGAATTCCAGGTATTCCGTGCCGAGGCTTGCCGGGTCATCGGTGACGGCCAGCCCCACCAGATAACATTTGCCGGTGTTGGCAAAGTTCGGCTGAATTTCCATTGAGGTGTAGACCTTCTGTGCGGCCTTGTTCATCGCGATAAGGTCATCGGTCGGGGTGATTTTCGCAAACAGCGCCCATTTGCCTTTCAGCGCCGAATCATCGTCAATCTTTTCGGCCTTCAGTTCGGCCACATCGCCATAACGTTTAAAAATGCCGTCAGGCAGGATGCCGCGCAGATGTTCCAGGTTAATGCGGCAACCATAGACTCGCGGGTCAAAGGTTTCGGCCATTTCCTGAATATCCTGCGCACTGATGACACGCCCGTCACAGGTGTCACCCTCAACGCCGATACGAAAGAATTTTGAGACTTTTTTTGCCATTGTCAGGAGTCCTGAATAGTGATTAGAGGAGTCACATGTCGGCATCAGTTTCCCGACGATGCGCATCCTCCGCCATCAGTCCCGGATGGCTTATCACTGACACAACAGCACCTTAGCGAATCGCGGGGCGCGACTCAGTAGCCTTGCCGTGTATTCATCACGGCGAGGTATTCATGACCATCACCACAGACACCACTCTTTTACACGACCCGCGTCGTCAGGCGGCGCTGCTGTACTGGCAGGGGTTTTCCGTGCCGCAGATTGCCGCCATGTTGCAGATGAAACGCCCGACGGTGCAGAGCTGGAAACAGCGCGACGGCTGGGACAGCGTTGCCCCCATCAGCCGTGTCGAAATGAGTCTGGAAGCGCGGCTGACCCAGCTCATCATCAAACCGCAGAAAACCGGCGGTGACTTCAAGGAAATTGACCTGCTGGGACGCCAGATTGAACGACTGGCACGGGTCAACCGTTACAGCCAGACCGGCAACGAGGCAGACCTTAATCCGAACGTCGCTAACCGCAACAAAGGCGGGCGGCGCAAACCGAAAAAGAATTTTTTCAGTGACGAGGCCATCGAAAAGCTGGAGCAGATTTTCTTTGAGCAGTCTTTCGAATATCAGTTGCACTGGTATCGCGCCGGGCTTGAGCACCGCATCCGCGATATCCTGAAATCCCGCCAGATTGGCGCGACGTTTTATTTTTCCCGCGAGGCGCTGCTGCGCGCCCTGAAAACCGGTCATAACCAGATTTTTCTGTCGGCCAGTAAAACGCAGGCGTATGTGTTCCGCGAATACATCATCGCCTTTGCCCGTCTGGTTGACGTTGACCTGACCGGTGACCCGATTGTCCTGGGCAATAACGGCGCAAAACTGATTTTTCTCGGCACCAACTCCAACACCGCACAGAGCCATAACGGCGACCTGTACGTCGACGAGATTTTCTGGATCCCGAATTTTCAGGTACTGCGTAAGGTGGCATCAGGTATGGCCTCACAGAGTCACCTGCGCTCGACCTATTTCTCCACCCCGTCCACGCTGGCGCACGACGCCTACCCGTTCTGGTCGGGTGAACTGTTCAACCGGGGACGCGCCAGCGCCGCCGAACGCGTGGAAATCGACGTCAGTCATAACGCCCTTGCCGGTGGGCTTCTCTGTGCGGACGGCCAGTGGCGACAGATTGTCACCATTGAGGACGCCCTGAAAGGCGGCTGCACGCTGTTCGACATTGAGCAGCTCAAACGCGAAAACAGCGCCGACGATTTTAAAAACCTGTTCATGTGTGAATTTGTTGACGACAAGGCATCGGTGTTCCCGTTCGAGGAGCTGCAACGCTGCATGGTCGACACGCTGGAAGAATGGGAAGACTATGCACCGTTTGCCGCCAATCCGTTCGGCTCCCGCCCGGTATGGATTGGTTACGACCCGTCACACCGTGGCGACAGCGCCGGATGCGTGGTGCTGGCACCGCCGGTGGTGGCCGGTGGCAAATTCAGAATACTTGAGCGTCACCAGTGGAAAGGCATGGACTTTGCCACCCAGGCTGAATCCATCCGCAAACTCACCGAAAAATACAACGTCGAATACATCGGAATTGATGCCACCGGCCTCGGTGTCGGCGTGTTCCAGCTCGTGCGCTCGTTCTATCCCGCCGCGCGCGACATCCGCTACACGCCGGAAATGAAAACCGCAATGGTGCTCAAGGCCAAAGACGTTATCCGCCGTGGCTGTCTGGAATATGACGTCAGCGCCACCGACATCACCAGCTCGTTTATGGCTATCCGCAAGACCATGACCAGCAGCGGACGCAGTGCCACCTATGAAGCCAGCCGCAGCGAGGAAGCCAGCCACGCCGACCTCGCCTGGGCGACCATGCACGCCCTGTTAAATGAGCCACTCACCGCCGGTATCAGCACCCCGCTGACATCCACCATTCTGGAGTTTTACTGATGAGCAAGAAAAAAGGGAAAACACCGCAACCTGCGGCAAAAACAATGACCGCCAGCGCCCCGAAAATGGAGGCATTCACCTTTGGTGAGCCGGTGCCGGTACTCGACCGCCGTGACATTCTGGATTACGTTGAGTGCATCAGTAACGGCAGATGGTATGAGCCACCGGTCAGCTTTACCGGTCTGGCAAAAAGCCTGCGTGCTGCCGTGCATCACAGCTCACCGATTTACGTCAAACGTAATATTCTGGCCTCGACATTTATCCCGCATCCGTGGCTTTCCCAGCAGGATTTCAGCCGCTTTGTGCTGGATTTTCTGGTGTTCGGTAATGCATTTCTGGAAAAGCGTTACAGCACCACCGGTAAGGTCATCAGACTGGAAATCTCACCGGCAAAATATACCCGCCGTGGCGTGGAGGAGGATGTTTACTGGTGGGTGCCGTCCTTCAACGAGCCGACAGCCTTCGCGCCCGGTTCCGTGTTTCACCTGCTGGAGCCGGATATTAATCAGGAGCTGTACGGCCTGCCGGAATATCTCAGCGCCCTTAACTCTGCCTGGCTGAATGAGTCGGCCACGCTGTTCCGCCGCAAGTATTACGAAAACGGCGCTCATGCCGGATACATCATGTACGTCACTGATGCCGTGCAGGATCGCAACGATATCGAAATGCTTCGCGAAAACATGGTGAAGTCGAAAGGCCGCAACAACTTTAAAAACCTGTTTCTCTATGCCCCGCAGGGGAAAGCTGACGGCATTAAAATTATCCCGCTCAGTGAAGTAGCAACGAAGGACGATTTTTTTAATATCAAAAAAGCCAGCGCCGCTGACCTGCTGGACGCGCACCGCATCCCTTTTCAGTTGATGGGCGGCAAGCCGGAGAACGTCGGGTCGTTGGGTGATATTGAGAAAGTGGCAAAGGTCTTTGTCCGCAATGAGCTTATCCCGTTACAGGACAGGATTCGGGAAATAAACGGCTGGCTCGGTCAGGAGGTCATCCGCTTTAAAAACTACTCACTGGACACTGACAACGGCTGAACATCGCCGCCTGCGGGCGGCTTTTTTACAACCCGCCATCACGCCCTCACACGCTCACCACCGCACAAAACCCCCCGCAGACACACCAACGCCTCAACGGGCAGACTAAGCGCCGTCACGACGCGCTGAGACGCTGAAAAAATAAAATCAGCACCACCGCCAGCGCGCAGTGCTTTCCCCGCCTCGCCCGCCCGCTTCATAGGGCGCTTTTAATGCAATTGCATTAAAACACAGTAACCGCATCAACACTGATAACAAACATGGAAAAGCATGGCAACTAACACACGCAAAAAAATGCACTTAATGAATGCAGTAATAAAAATCTCAGGAAATTGACAATTCATTTATTTTTTCAAAATCCCAGTTAGTTAAAGGCTCGCTATCATTACAAGCAATCAAAAAATGTCTTAGCTCTAACAGCAAGTAGTAATAGTAGTTGCCACCAACAAGCGTTAACATTACCATAACAAACAACAAGCATTCCTACACCTACGTCAGATGAACAGGTAATTATGATTAATTTAATTATGGGTGGTTTTCCCGACCACTACGACCACTGGAAACCATTCAGCCAAAATAATGGAGAATTCTCATTTCTTTTATCACGAATGTTTGAAAACACCTCCGATGGTATTCGTAAAAAACTATCCCCATTAAGCAGTAATGTACTATCTTATCTTGAAAAACTCCCAACAATATTCATGAGTGAAGCTTATCAAATAGAGGGAGCAAAACCTTATTATGTCGACATACGAATTGGAAGAATTTCAAATATTCACATTAAGGGAAAAGAAATCAACTTCCAATTTGCAATCACCCATACACACAATGAAATCAAAATATCAGACGCCAAAAGTGTTGAAAGCAGTTTAGAACTCGGAACTTATGGCCTTAAAAGAACACACTGGGCCATAAAAGACAAAAATATAGATGATATCCTTAAGACATTTGGTATTAACCAAAATGCACAAGTGGATAGCAGTCCAGCGCCTCTCCCAGACGAAGATAGCACATTATTAACCGTAAATAGTTTACAAGAATTTATTGAAAAAGTTCTCCATATAACAGCAGATATGGATGAGGAGATTTTTTACAGGGGTCATTCAGATTCATCTTATGAACTTGCACCATCTCTTTTCAGAAAATATGAAAATGGGAACTATAAATTTCTACATAATGAAATCAACCTTGTTAAAGAAGCATTGAGCGCAAGACCCTCAGAATTCATTGATGATACATCAATGCTTGATAAACTTGTAAGAATGCAACATTATGGCATACCTACTCGCTTACTTGACATCACATCAAATCCATTAATTGCACTTTATTTTGCATGCAGTAGTATAAATTCCGACAAAAACGATATCGATGGTCAAGTAATAATATTTAAAACACACAGAGAGAACATTAAATTTTTCGATTCCGACACTGTCAGTTGCATATCTAATTTATGCATGCTATCAAAAGACATGAAAGACAAGCTTTCTTTCGAAGAAAGAAATAATGATTTTAACAGCTCTCATGCTTGCCTTAAACTCTTAGAATCCATAAAGCATGAAAAACCATATTTTAAAAGCATAATAAATCCAGAGGATTTGGAAAAAATAATTTTTGTAAAAAGCAGAATAAATAATGAAAGAATATCATCTCAATCCGGTGCCTTTTTATTATTCGGTAATAACGCCGTTTTTCCTGAGATATCCAACGATCAGGCAGATAATTCACCATACAATTTTAAGACAGAAAAAATAAACATCAGAGACAAAAAGAAAATTTTAAAAGAACTTGCCGTGCTCAATATTACTGATGCCACTGTATATTTAGGATTGGAAAGAACAATGAAACTAATCACAGAAAAATACACATTAAAAAATTAGCATTCCATAACCAAAATATCTCCATACTTCCCCGCAGAAATTAAGGCTACGGGGAAATAACATCAGTAAGTATCTTAAGAACAATATAATCACTTACAGAAACCTGTATTAAAGTGCAGTACTTGCTTTTAATGTAAGCACCTTTGATCTATAACGTTGTTCAATTACCCCCATAGAATGCAATCGTCCAAATAACTTTTTGGCAGTATGAGTTTCTCTTGCACACGCTGCATCCTTTATCATTTTCCAATATTCAATTTCTTGAGACATTAAAAGATGCTGCTTATTCCTGACTTTTAAAGAACCGCCCAAAACAATAACACCTGTTACCAACTTAGGCTTTTCTCTACTATAAATTTTTGTTTTATCCGCATGCATCACATGACCATGCTTATTTATTATTTTGCGAATCACTGAACAAAATAGTCTATTAACGTTTTGTCCTGAAAAAGTTAGATCATCAACATAAACAGACATATTTACGTGTAGTTTATTACAAAGTTGGTGTATTTCTCCGAACATTCTGGAATTTGCAAAATATGCAAGAGGCATACTAATCCTGCTACCTGTAGGCAAACGCCCATAGCAAGTACATATATACGATAATACATCCGCAACATCAGATGACATCTTCATAACAGAAAAAAAGAATGAAAATATCATTTCTCTGGTAGTTGATGGAAAAAAAGCCCTGATGTCGGTTGTCATCAACCTTTCATTATTAAGGTGGATTTTAGCATTAGTAACATTAGAACATCCCTTCTTTCCAGAATGTAGATAATCTGGCAAAGTAATTCGCGATAGCAGACTTGCAATACGAGTATGCACCACATCTAATTTTTCTAATGGTTTTTGTATCTTACGTGGCTTTCCGTTTTTAGATAACTGTTCAAAAATAGAATAATTGCCTTCATCTTTTTTTAAGGTTGATAAATCCCCTACATCAACCCCCAATAAAGAAGCCAATTTCCTTTTACTTCTCATTTTATAAAACGGCGAATCAATTATATCGTAAGATTTATTTTTAGTGGAAATTTTGAGTTTTATTCGTCTTTTCATTTTTCTTATTCGCCCACTCAATAACATCTAATACTTTACCAGCTAAATTTAAACGGAAACGCTTAGATAAACGCCCCTGCGTACCTAACGATTCTGAAAAAAATACTAAAGAAGATACCGGCATATCGAAATGGGAGGCGTAACGCTGTAAAACATCAATTGTAGGCGACCAAACCCCACTTTCGAGTTCTACTATTTTTTCTTTTGGAATACCTAAAGATGTTGATAAATCAACCAATGACTCTTTATGGTATTGCCTTATTAAACGAAGGGCTCTGTGTAACATAGGCAACTCCATGCTATTGAAACTAGGGAGGACGCATTACTCATCACCCCCTTCAAAGTAGTCCAGTGCTCGAGTGGCTAAATCAAACAGTCTAATACCCCATTTGATTAATTTCCAAACATAACCAGTCCACTTTTTCAGGTTTGACTTGTTCTGCGCCTGCTGTTCGTTGGTTAATTTATCATTCTTCATGATTTGCTCCTTATGCCCATAGTGTGCAAACGATATGCCTGCTCCAACACTATGGTTCGCCCTCATAAGGATGAGATTGAACAGCACTAGCCCCCTGCTCCACGAACCCTTGGTCGCCCAAAGGGTTCGAATACCCATACGCCATACCGCCTGATCCTGTGACTCTTGTCGCTGGCAGGGGCGTTGCGCGGGGTAAATGTTAGAAAGCGTTAACTTTCCACGGGTAAAGTTACCCAATTGATGGCGATGTATCTCACTAACTAACCAATGTTTGCATCATAACAAGTAAACCGTTGTATTTGATCTCCCTATATATAATATTTTTTTATATTAAATAAACAATTAATAAATATTAAACATAAAACATATTAAAGCGACCTCCTCCATGCCTTCATTGCATTGAATTTTAACGTTTTTTATATAAAAAATGACACTTCATCTTGAAATCCGAACCACTCATCAGCGACCGGATACGTGAATTTTTTCCCGTCATAATTTACGGTCGCGCCACGCGCCAGCGCCTCAAGCTCCCATCGCTGCGGCTTGATACCGTTCTGAGCAAGGTCAACGCGGATACGGGTAATTTGCATTCTTTCCGACCGGGCCAGTCTGGCCGATGGTGCAATTTCATGTGGTTTTAACGGGCTTCCGTTTCTTTGCTGACGATTTGGCGTTCTCCGACCGTGTTTTAATGCACCTCTGAGCGCCCTCACGACCTCCGGGTCACTCCATTCGATAACACCGTCATCAACCAGATTAAGCACTGCTGCGGCGTGCTCAGAAGGTGTGGGAGCCGGTAACGAAGTATCACCATCGGTGAGTTTTCCACAGTTATTGACAGGACTCCGAGGCGCGGCGATGCCGCTTTTTAAAGTCAAAGGCTCAACGACCGGAACTTTCGGCACAATGCGCCAGTCCGTCGTTCTGGTGATATGAATATGACGCGCGCCGAGATGCGGCGCGTAAATGCCGACCACTCTCTCGACTTCTTCCTCGTACTCGTTAACGTCATCCGACGGGCTACGGGCAACCCTGACAGTCTGACAATCGCGCGGGACATTTGCCCCACCCTGCGCGCTGATATACAACGCAAAATCACCACTGTCTGCGGCAGCGCGAGCAGCCTCGACGCGTTCGTCAAACTCATCAGCAATACTGACGCCGCGAGGCAATTTGCGTAGTTCACGGTAAGCCCCCATTGTCGGCAGTCCAACCGTTTTAAATTGCGGGATGCGCCACGTTGACGCCCATGCGGTAACAGCCGCGGCAGTATCTTTAAGCGGCTTACCGGTATCGTTATCGAGCTGACCATCCAGTGCATAGCCGTCGATATTTTTTGAAATGTATTTCGCGATATATCCCGCAGCACCGCCCCGGTTAAGGTGCTTTGCCTGAAAACGGTTTCGCGCGGCTCCTCTTTCGTCACCATCCTCTTTGAGCGCATAGCGACGCATGATTTCGATAATCTGGTTACGCTGGCGTGGATTACAAAAAAGCATCATATGCCAGTGCGGCGTTCCGTCGTGGTGTGGCTCGACGACACGCAAACCGTAGACCTGTAAATCATTATCCTTGAATGCCGTGCGCATCAGGCTCCAGATGCGGCAGAGATAACGCTGCGCATCCTTTGGATTAAATGCCTCATCGTTCCAGCCGTGATTAAGCTGAACGGTTTTACTTTCGCCTTTTCTGACCTGACGAGTCGGGTGATACTTTGACGGCGCGGTCAGCGTGATAAACATCCCCACATCACCCTCTGCGGCGGCGTAACGCTCAATACCGGCAATGGTGTTCATCAGCTCCATCCGGCGAATTTCAGGATTAGAAATACTGCCCATCACCTTACTGATAAGGTCGATGCGCTCGCCGGTTTCCCTGTTTTCGAGGTCACACGATTTAAGAAATTCCAGATTTGCCTGGCGGCGTGCACGCACATCACGAATGGCATGTTTACTGGCATAAGGAGAACGGTCTTTATTGACCTCCCCGACAGCAATCAGTAACGCCTCATGCCAGCGCATACGCTGGCCTTTAAGCTGGCTAATCCACCACTCATCGTTAAACAGGCGGGCAATAGCAGAAAATGCCTGCCTCGTGGTCATCTGTCCTTTACGGTATTTTTTCCAGTAGAGCGGGGAAATATTGAAAGCACGTGCAGCGCCAGCAACATGACCATAGAGGTGAGCCTGCGCCTCATCCGTAAACAGCGATTCTTTTTCGCCATGCGCATCCACCCAGGCATCGCTGAGTTCCTCATACATCATGAAAAGCTGCGATGAGATACGGGCAGCAAACTTTTTCAGCTCCTTGTCATTCATCCCCGGCAGACGCGCATAATGGTCACGCTCTGCCAGAAACAGCAACGACGCGTCGGTGTTCATTTCATGGCGCTGATTCACGCGCTCAATACGCGGCCATAAACGGCGCTGAAAAGTGGATGTGAGGAAATAAAACCCGTGCACCGGGCTTTTATTGCGCCGGATGTAGTCATAGCGTGAAGTAAACAGCGAGCGCAAAAAGTAAGGCAGGCGATTAATCGTGGATAAAACACCTTGCACCTGACGCATCTCGTCACGTGTAAGGGGTCTTTCGCGCCCGACGGCCTCGCGTGGCGCGTTCCATGCATAAGCACCGGTAAACGTCTCACCGGTGCCTGCGGCAAATGCTGACGGAGGGACAAAACGCCCGGAGGCTTTAACGGCCATATGAGCCAAAAGCCTCTGAACAACGCTTGCTGAGTTGCTCAACCTGCGCGTTTAAATCAGCAAAAGACTTTGCGCTTCCGGTCAGAATATCGTGATGCATCAGGCCGGAAACAAGCTGGCTTAATTTCGGGTAATAACCAACCACCGCCAGCCATTCCTGACCGGCGTTTTTACCGCTTTCAGCTCTCTTTTTCTCGTGGAGAATAAACTGAAAGCTGTCACTGGTAACGACATAACGTTCGCCAATTTCAATACGAATACTCATGACGTTCTCCGGTAATGTTTGTTTTTTGCTTCAAAGACTGACTGGCAGGAAACACAACGCGTGGCTGACGGATAAGCCGCACGACGGGCAGCAGGTATTGGCGCGTCACACTCTTCGCAAACCAGCGCAGAAACACCGCAATGCTTTACCCTTGCCGCGTTAATCTGGCGCTCCAGTAATTCAGCCTGTTGTTTCTGAATAAAATCTACGTTGTCCGGCATTACCAGCTCCTTTTGTCGTTAAGTTTTTTAAATTCATCAGCGCAATAGCTGGCAATTTCTGTCGTTAATTTCGTCAGTTCATCCACGGAGGAGATTTGCTTGTGAAATACAGCGCGTTTAACAAGTAAATTGACCACATCAGACAGGAGATTTAATTCGTTCTGATAAATCGCGATAACAGACTCAGTTATTTCGCGTTTTTCTTTATCAAGACCAAGTTGAATAAGAGATAAATCGCCATTTTTCATAACGGCGATTTTTAAGGCGTTATTCAGTAATACAACTGAACGAGAACAGGACATCAAAGCACCTCCCCGCGAGACAATCCGATATTGTGAAATTTTTCCGACTCCTGACTGAGCAGCTCGACTATCTCCACGCGGGATAACTCCGCCTTTGTGATGTGGCGAATCATGGCGTCAAGATGAGAAGAAAAGCGCGTCGCTGCGTCGGCCTGTGCTTCGGTTCTGGCCTGTTGCAGCAGTAATGCGTATTTACCGCACTGATTTTCAGAAACTGTATGCATGACTTTCTCCAGGCAAAAAGAAGCCCCCGCACAATTAAGTGCGTTAAAAACTCTGGTTAATTACTTAATGCAGATATTGCTCTGGTTTTACCGACGTCAGAATTGTCGGTGCATACTCAAACAGGCTGAATAATTCACGTAATGCACGGAATAAAGCATCACGCCAGTAACATGATTCTTCATTAATTCGCCAGTATGGCTGGTTGAATTCTTTTTCAGTCAATCCGGCATGCATAAATAAAGTACGACGCTGACTGACTGTTAAAGAACTAATATATGCATACTCACTTGCGCCAACCTGACGGCGTTTTGAGAATGCCCCACGCAATTCATCAATTGCACATACCAGTCGTTCACGTTCGACATCATTCATTTCTTCAAAACGCATCGTTGCGTGACGCTGTTTTAACTGCGCATGGAAGCAAACCGTTAGCCGTTCGCGTTCCATCATCTGATTATAATAATCGCATGTCTCCTGCCAGCGAGGGACGGCAAGATGCTTACCAATTATCCGGCGCATAGCTGCTGGCTGTTTTTCGACGAGATTAAGCGTCATCACTGTCATTTCCAGACCCTCCGGCTTTTCAGAAAGGTCAGAGCCTTTTTTAACGGACTCTGTTTTTTGGTACGGATAATGATTCCCTTGCGCCCCTTCCCGTGCGTGATGGTGAAGTCAATCGCCCTGGGGCTTTCGTTACGCAATAACTGAGCAATACAACGAGGCTCGTTCATCCTTTCCACCTTAAGCCGCACGGCCATGTCTTGATTTGCTGTAACTAATGCGATTTTTCCAGTCATGCCATTCTGTCGGAGCTTCATCAACTAGCTGGGCTGCGTACTTGTCCCACTCACGACGATTAATCCATAACTCAGCATGACCGCCCGGCTTTAATGGGTCCGTCATATAAAAGGCTGGTAACTTGCCTGCTTTCGCCATTTCAGCAACAGCACGAGGCGTCTTACCGATGTAAAGAGCAAAACCCTCTTTCGAGAGCAAATCCGACGGTGCGGCTGCAAGTTTGATGTCACATTTTTTACTTTTTGTGAGATCAGATACTTTTTCTCCAACATCGTTATTCATTTCTGATCCAATACTCATTTTGATATCCTCAACTTTGGTGCCATTCAATCAGAGCTATTTGAAGCCGCTCTGCGTTGTTCTGGCGTGTCGCATACAACATAAATTACGAGATACGACAATTCATGTCAAATACACAAATCACATCTCAAGCAGAGAAACTCGCACTTATTCGGGAATCAGAAAGAATGACAAGGAAGCAAGTTGCTGAATTAACTGGAATTAACTACAACACCTATGCTGGATATGAGCAGGGAAAAGTAAAGATGTCTTTTGACGCAGGTATGAAATTTTTCAAGCCAGAAAGATTTCGCAAGTACCGTGACTGGTTCATGTTTGATGAAACTGATCCCGCTGGCGGACAAATAGCCCCGGCGCTCGCGCACATTGGGCAAGACTCAACAACCTTGCACCACTCAGACCAAAAGACTGGCTGACGATTTATTCAGCATATGTGTGCAGTAAATGTACGAAAGAAAATTGCATTAATTTTCAAGTAGTAGAAGTAAACAGCGTCATCGGAGGGCTTTATGTCTATTAAAAAGCTCGATGATGGTCGTTATGAAGTGGACGTCAGACCGCAGGGTGCAGATGGAAAACGTATCAGGCGGAAATTTAAAACTAAAGGTGAAGCTCAAGCATTCGAACGTCATGTCCTGGTTAACTACCACAACAAAGAGTGGTTGGAGAAGCCGGCCGACCGCCGAACTCTTACAGAGTTGTTAGGCAGATGGTGGATATATCACGGAAAATCACATGAGCGTGGAGATATTGAACGAGGGCGTTTGACGACAATAATCGCCAAATTTGCCGAGATGGGAGTGTCCAGGGCGGACCAGCTAACAAAGAAAACGATAACTGATTATCGCGTTGTAATGATGAACGATGGCCTAAAACCAGCCAGCGTAAATCGGCATCTGGCAATAATGAGCGGGATGTTCACCAAGTTAATTGACGCCGGTGAATATCACTCTCACAACCCGTTCCGTGAGGTTAAGCGGTTACGTGAAGCTGTTACGGAAATGGCTTTTTTGTCCAGTGAAGAGATTACGCGGCTGTTATCCATGCTTGATGGTGATGAGTTAAATGCAACTCTGGTCTGCCTTTCTACTGGTGGACGCTGGAGTGAAGTGTCTAATTTGAAAGCTGAACACATCATTAACCAGATGGTTACGTTTATGAAAACTAAAAACGGAAAGCGCAGGACAATTCCCGTTTCGCAGGACCTGATTAAACGGATCAAGACCAAAAATTCAGGCAGGCTTTTTAATGCCAGTTACTACAAAGTGCGCAACGCTCTCAGGGAAGTAAAACCCGATTTACCTGACGGACAGGCAGTGCATGTTTTGAGGCATACATTTGCCACACATTTTATAATGAATGGAGGTAACATAATCACATTGCAGCGCATCCTGGGTCATTCTAACATTCAGCAAACTATGACCTACGCACACTTTGCACCGGATTTCTTACAAGATGCTGTGACTCTTAACCCGGTGTCAGGAATGTCCATAATGCGTCCATAA